TACGATCATCTAATGCTTTAATATCACCATTAACTTCTGCTGCTGATTGAACATCTTTGATTAACATATTTAATGCTGGAATCTTTTTTAAAAACATATCTCTTAATTGTTTACCTTCGGCTGCTGACTTATTCATTGTCTCACCAATTCTTTTAGCACCACCACCATATAAAAATGTGTAAATAAATTTCTTTGCTAATGGTCTTTGATTTGCTTTAAGTTCTAATGCTTGTAATGTCCTGGTATGTATATCTCCATTAACAACATCATTTGCATATTCACCATCATCATATGGATGCATGTAATGGCCTAACATTCTTAATTCAAGTTGTGACATATCAGCACCAACTAAAAGATACCCTTCTTTTGCTCGGAAAAGTTCTCTGCATTTATCTCCATACTCTGCATGAACACCTACAACTTGTGCCAGGTTTGGATTAGCATGGGTTGCTCTTCCAGTGACTGCTCCATTTGTATTGATCGTACTGTAGATCCTTCCTTTGTTTTCTAATTTTAACCAGGCATTATTTCCTTCTGCTAGTTGCCCTAATCTTTTTTGGATCATAAACATCCTGGCCAAAAACTTAGCCTCACTCCATTCTAATCCAGCTAAAATACTATCATCTACTTTAGGCCTACCATCAGGTGTAAACTCTGTAGGTATCCATCCTCGTTGTGCTTTTAATCTCATTGCTATGTGATCTCTAGAATTAGGATTGAAGTCTACAGTTTTTCTTTTTATAAATGGTTTACCCTTTATGTATCCTCTAGTTTTATTATTTACTTTAGGTATAAATTCTTCTTCCTCTACCCAAGGTGGGAAATATTCTGATAATTGTTTTTCTAATTTAGATCGTTCATCAGATAGTTCACTATATAATTCTCTACCTTTCGTAGTATCAAATTCAATACCACTTGTCATCATGCTTACACATGCATCCTGGACATTGTGTTCAAGATCTAATGCCTCTTTAGAATAATCTTTTTCTAAAATCTTTTTATATAAAATATGAGTTACTTCGACATCTAAAATACAATACTCTAACATCTCTTCAGTAAACACATCCCACTCATTAGGTGGTTTGCCTTTATTTAATTTTAATCTATAACCCCAGGCCTCTAAACTTTGGCGGCCTACTAATTTTTGTGGGTATCCTGTATGAATATTTTTATAATCATATTCTTTTATGTGTGACCAAATTAATCTTGCAGCAATTAATGTATCAAATAATTCAGCCTGGGTTTTTATGTTTGTTATTTTTTCTATAACTTTACAATCGAAGGCCATAACATTGTGGCCAATTATAAGTTCTGCTTTTTGATAAAGATCTAAACATTGATCGAGATCAGTATAGATCTCATTAGTTTCTATATCCTTCATAACTATGCAATGAATCTTAGTAACCTTATCTAAAAAATTATCACATTCTAAATCTAATATGTATTTCATTACTCCCTCAATGTATGTTTTTTATTTCAAAAAAAATATTAATATCATCTCGTTCTTCATATATAGTCCATAACCTTAATGATACTTCTTCCATTTCTATTTCATCTCTAACTGATATCGTTACCATTTTTTTCCCATGTACTTCAATTTGTGTAATGGCACCTCTGCATAAATATCTAATGTAATCTTCATATGTTTCAAATTCTTTATCATAATTCATTTAATAACTCGGTTAATCTACCGGTAGTAGAATTGTACTTTAATCGACAAGCCACTCCTGTTTCTCCACTGAATCTATTTTTTAAAACTCTTACTGTTGTTTGATTGTTTTTATCAGTTGATTGTTGATTTCTTTCCAGGCCTATAACCATATCTGATAACTGTGCGATACCGGCTGATCCTCTAAGTTGTGATAAAGATGTTGATGCACCTTCCTCATGACCTCGTTCATTGGCCGGTCTTTTTAAATGACTTACTAAGATTAATCCAGCACCTGTCTCTTCGACTAAGGATCTTAATCCTGTCATTGCATTATCTATAGATCTTCTTTCATCACCATCTTTCAGGCCTGATACTACGATTGAGATATGATCTAATACAATATATTCACATCCCATTGCTTTGATTAAGTATCTAACTTTAGAAATTAAATTATTATATTCCAGGGATCCAAAGTGATTATAAAAAAGTACATTGTTATTCTTAAATAATTTATCAAATGATTGTGCAACTTTTTTCTTATCTATTTCAGCAGCAATATGTAATGGTGTATTCATATCCAGGCTGACTAAACCTTCCGCAGTCTTTCTTAAATTTTCTTCGAGTGCAATGTAGCCTATCTTTTTATTTTCTTTAATTAAATGATATGCTAACTCTCTGCAAAACTGAGACTTGCCTATTCCAGTTCCAGCAGTGACTGTAAGAAGTTCACCCTTCCTTAATCCATGAGTAAGAATATTTATAGATTTGAATGGGTAAGATATAGAATCTACTTTTGGTTTATTACAAACATCATCCAGTAGATCATATGCATCTACAATACCATCCGGTCTATAGATCTTTGCATCCCATAAACAGTCTAATAATTCTTTAGTCTTATTAGCTACTAACATTTCATTAGCATCTTTCATTGGTAGTCTAGTAATCATTGCTTTACCAGGCTCAAACAATTCTGCTACTGATCTTGCAGCTTTTAGTCCTGGATCATCTTGATCAAAACAAATTACTACTTCCTCAAATCCTGATAGAAATTCTAATGATCTAGAAATATCTCTGACTGCTGCATTAGCACCATTTTTTAATGATACTACTGGCCACTTATTACCATATACCTGGGAGATTGATAGACAATCTATCTCACCTTCAGTGATCGTAATTCTTTTTCCTTTAGATCTATATAAATGCTCACCATATAAACCAACAGATTTAGAATCTCCAATCCATGAAAATCTTTTATCTTTAAATCTTAATTTGCATGTGCCTTTATCATAAGTAGCTACATGTACTAACTCACCTTTGAATGATCCAATTTTGTATCCATATTTTTTACAAGTTTCTAATGTAAGTGATCTAGATTTTATTGCTTTATATTCTAGATCATCAACCTGTTCATTTGTTTGATAAACTTCATTATCATCAACTGATTTCATATCACCTTCTCCCTTCTCCCTGTATCCACATCCGAAACAATATGCATGTCCATCTGAATACCTGGCCAAATTATCTTTGGATCCGCAGCTCGGACATGATTCATGAGTAACAAATGTGCTATCTTCCTGGTTCATATTTTTTCTATGTTTGTATTATTTTTTATTGTTAATGACATTCCATATTTATCTTTGAGTTTCACAATTAATTTTTTTAATGCCGCACTTTGTAAAGTTGAAAAATTATCTTTACCAATAACTAAAACTGATAGTGTTGTTTGATCAGTATTAAAACCAATAGCATCTTCTGATCTACCAGGATTAACTTTCCCATCTAGAGTAATAATGAAATGATCTTTGTGTCCTAGTATTCCTTTATGACTATTCTGTGCATGGATCTGTTGGACTGTTACATCCAAATGATCAGGTGTATTACTAGAATCAATCTGTATCGTTTTAGTTTTTAATCTTTTCTTTAGGCCTACTTTTTTCTTTAAGCCATGTCGTTGGTATTGTTTGTTTTGCATATAAAAATCCTTTTGATTCACACCACATTGCATATGTAGTCTTGCTTGTTTTACTGATCTTCTGATTTGGATTAGAAAATACAAATCTAATATCAAGATCAGGATTTTGTTTCTTTACTAATAAATGTTTTTGCCTGTCCTTGGTTAAAAATCTTCCTTTAGTTTCTATAATAATTTTATTGGGTAAAATAAAATCCGGTGTGTAGCGGTGCATTTTAGAAGGCCTAATAAATTTAATTATTAATGTTTCATATTCAAATGAAACACCTAGCTGATCCAGTTGATCAGCTACATGTTCCTCTAGTCCTGATCTAAACTTATAAGAAGTCGTTGTCTGTTTTTTCTTTTTGCTCACTTGATTTTTCCTCTGCTGCAAAAGTTAGATCTTCTTGGCTATGTTCATAACCTTTCTCTTCTTTGAAACCTAATTTACTAATATCAGGTTCAGCAGAATCTTGGAGTTCAATTACTTGGACACCTACAAGTTTGAGTGAGACACCTATATTCCCACCTACATTGTATGTAAATAAATCAAATGCTACTTTAACCCTAGATCCACCAAATACTGTTATGTTATCTCCATTGTTATCTAGCATTGGTTTACCTTTAGCATCTACAACTATTGGCCTGAAAGGTTTACCACCCAACAATCCATATTGTTTGATCTTAAACATAACTTTACCTTGCGGTATTATTTTATTTTTATCTTTAGGATCACCATGTGCTACATAAGGTTTATCATTCAATGATAATTTTTTACCTTCTGTATTTTCAATTAATGTTTGATATTCACTAATTGTTTTATCTATTATTTTAGCTAATGGTTTTGCATCTTCAGTATCTACAAAAACATTACAACTATAACTACCACCTTTATCAGATTGAAATTTGACATCAGGTTTTGATAACCAGGGATAGTATGCTACTCCTTCAGGTGTAGTCTCTCTTCTATATTTTGCCATTGGCATTGCTCCATTGTTATTATTAGCATTACACGAGTGGATAGCTGAACAAAAAAAAATTAACAGAAAAAGTATTTAGCTTTTCTTATTTCTTCCAGGTTCAAATTTCCCTTCTCAGGTAATGGTGGTATCTTGGTGTGTTCTTTTTCGGGTAACAATTTGATCAGTTGATCTCTCAACATTTCTAATGGATCATTGCTACCATATAATTCTAAAAATGCTGCTCTCGCAGATTCACCCATTGCATCTACATCACATGCATGAGTTCCATAACTATCATGTACCATTGCAAAACTCGTAACACCTTTGGATCTTGCATGATCTATACATAAATATAAACATGTAGCATCCAGGCTATGTATTAAATTTGCACTAATACCATTTGCTTGTTTTCTTTTATTGATCTTATCTGTTGTAGATCTAACTCTTATTCTTCCCATCATTTTAGTTCTAACAACAAGATCAGTTGTATCGTAATATGCTTGTCTGATCGGAAAGCCTAATGGTGTTTCCCATTCTACTGGTGCATTAAGTTTAGCAATAAGTTTTGCAACTTCCTGTAACCAGGCCATTGCCTCTCTAGCTTTACTTACAGTATCACCTATAGAATCATAGATCAGATAACCTAAATATTTACAGGCCTCACCACGATTATCGAAAGGCATGTGTTCACCTTTAGCTACACGATCTGATAAATATTCATCAATAAATTCTACTGATGAGAATCTCGTACCACCATATGGTAATACCATGACTGATCTCTTTGTCGCCTTACGATTAATTCCAAATTCTAACCATTGTTGTGCTAATAGATCATTACTTTGTTTTAATTTTTCTATAACTTTATCGCATACGATTTGATAAATATCTTCCGGTGTTTGTGTATCTGTGAGATTAGTTGCAATCCCACCATCATCATCTCTCAGCATTGCACTAAAGTGCTGAAGGCCATTACAAGATCCATCTACATGTATTGGTAAATTAGATTCATATTCCAGGCCATGTTGTTTGACTTTATCGTATTCAAAACATGCGGCCAAAAACTGAAATGGTTTATCAGCATGGATCCAAGATCTATCCTGATGCGGATCTTGGCTGCAACTCATGATCATAGTATGATTATCTTCAACCCACTTGATCCTATCATCCAGGCTGACTTTATCGTATCCATAACAATTAGCCATATGTATGCATAACCATTTAAAACCATCTGCACCTATTGGTTTCTTTTCAGAAAATTTTAATAATGATTTAGCAAGATCATTACCCTGGGGATTTAAAAATGCCGGTACATAATACAACCTGGATCTAAAATCCAAGTTACATGGAAATCCTATTTGATCAAAGTCCATATACTCCCTTGCTACATGTAAGATCTTAGATGTTTGTAATCTTTTTGATTTAAGTTTTGCATTAAGTGTGTGAATGATCGTAGCCTCTGATTTCCATTTGCTCAATGCTTTTGGATTTGTATTTATATCATGAGGTTTGTTTGGTAAATCCATATGTGCTTTTGTAACTATTGGAGATCCCTGATTAAATTTATCATCATCATAAATAGTCTCAGCTACATATAAAATATCTTTATTGATTTTATACATTGTACTTTGTACTGCATTGATACCATCTATCACACCAGGCATATCAGCAAGTTCAACTTCTTTTAAATAATTTCTATGTGATGTAATGTTATGTCCTGTCACTAACATAATTGGCCTGATCTTATCATGTATATATCCACCACCCTCTGACATTCCAGGTTCCCACTTCTTTGGTATGATCACTGTGGGTAGATATTCAGGATCTAAATATTCATTAAAGTCATTACATTTCTTGATCCAGTCCAACACTTTTTCAGTTGGACATATATAATATTCTGATCTTTTTACTTTTCCTTTCCTGGTGATCACTAATTCTAATCTACAAAAATTGGTAGATGTAATAAACAGATCTAACAATGTGCTACCAACATGGCATTTTTCTGTGACTGTCCAATGTTTCCACTCAAACCCTGATCGTTGTGATTGTTTTAATTGTTTGAACCTTCTGTATTCATAATTGCTTGATCTTTTATTAAGATCTTTTTCTACAGTTTTGAATAGTTTTTTATTGTACTCTTCGTATGATCTAAAATAAGCCTCATCTTCAATCTTACTGGCCAACTGTATAGCAAATCCTGTTCTCTTTTTTCTAAATGAAATGCCATCTATAATTCTTTTTGTAGCGATCACTGCAAGTGTCCTGGAATCTATGCCTTCAACTAATTTTTTAGCTATTGGTGTTGCACCTGATGTAGATCCATTAAGGCCGAGTTCAATATTGATAGCCTGTTCAAAATTATCAATACTACTTTTTAATAGTTTCTTCCCATAGATCGTTAGACTTTCATTTCCTGATCCCTTGGATTTCTGAGTTTTGGTATAGTATCTGTCTGATCCTTTATGGATCATTCTCTCTTCTAGTTTAAGTTCTTGTTGGAAAAGTTCCTGAATGTCACCTTTAGTTGTCACCATTTCTATACTCCCACTGGATCTTATACACCAGTGTATTGTTGGTTCGTATAGTAAGGTTATTATGAGTAGCGACTAGTCTTGCTACAGTGTATTAGTCTATATGTGTGATTTTAAGTCTACCGCACACATAATAACCTACTAATTCTCTCATTTTATTCTTACGATATTACCTACTTGATACATAATTGTCACTCTTTATGTCACCACTTATGTTTTCAAGTACATTCCTACCTTGAATAAAATTCCGATCATCTAAATGTGCATATCGTAAAGTCATATTAATTGTTTTATGGCCTAACCATTTTTGCACTACTTGTATATTGATCCCTCGTTGCACTAATCTACTCGCACATGTATGTCTAGTGCAATGAAAAGTGAATTGCGGATCATCAGCATATCCCATTTTGATCCTGGCATAATCCCAGGCATCTCTCTTATACCTTTCAGTAATATTATTGAATGGTAAATTGCCTCTCTTAACTAAAATTTCCATAGATCGTTTGGTTAATGGAATAGTTCTTACTGTGTCATTTTTAGTGGCCTGACAAGTTAATCTATCACCATCAAGATCACGATTAAGATTGATCCTTAAAAGTTCTGAATACCTAAAACCTGTATCACATGCAACAGTGATCAGATCTACCATACTATGATGATTACCTGATCTTAAAATTTTACACATAAGTTCCTGTTCTTCTTCTTTTAAGAATCTATAATTACCTGATCCTTCTTTAAACCAGTTGATCTCAGGTTTTTCTTTTATATAACCCTTCTTCAATGCATACGAACAGATCTTACTGATCACTGCTTGTTTTCTGTTGATCGTAGAATCAGTATTACCTCTAGATCTCCAAAGTTCGATCATTTGATCTACAAGATCTTCATCTAGATCAGTAATTTTTAGATCCTGGCCAAGATCCAATAACACATTGGATGCTTTTTGTATCTCTCTCATACTGTTGATGTTTTTCTTGATCTTAGAAAATATAGATCCTACTGTGATCTGTGTTCTTTGTGCATCAATGATTGAGATCAGTTGATTAAATGATTTACCGATCTTCAATCCCTGTTGGATCTGCTGCTCTGCAATTAATGCATCAGATCTATCACCTTTGATATTGAACCTATGCCTCTTACCATGGTGACTGATATCTATTTGATATCCTTTATTTCTCTCTCTTATTGACATAATATAGTTACTCCAGCCTGGGTGGTGGAATTGGTATACACACAAGACTTAAAATCTTGCGGTCTCACGACCATGCGGGTTCAAATCCCGCCCTAGGCACACCAATTCCAAATCCAGTTTCATTAGTTTATTGATTTAAAATACCTACAAGATCAGCCATAAACATAGATCCTTTATTTGTTAGATAAACCACTTTCCTTCTTCTTTCTTTTGGATCTTCTCTAGATCCAAGAAGGCCTACACCTTTAGATCTATGTCGATTGATCTTAGAAAAAAATGAAACATTCCTACTAATACTAGCCTGGCTAAGTCCTAATGCCTTACCCATCTCTTGCATTGGTACATCACGATCAGGTGACATTCCAACATATAAAAATGTTTGCATGGTTTGAGCTTGGATCTCGCCATTTAGAGATCTAAACTTATCTATTACCTGGTATACCCTATTACCAGCAGTTTGTATGTTTTGTAATATCATTTTGTTACTCCTTACTTTTATTACTTGTGTGCAATCATTGCACTATGAAAGTAATAAATCTATCTAAATTCTATCATTGTGGTGCAAATCCCTTTTTTGCGGTTTATCTTTTGTATTTTTATGGTAATGGATCACATTCTCATAAAGTAATCCACTACCGACACACAAGATTACACAATATAATAATTTACATTGTTTAATTACAGTCACTATAAGATCATATGATCTCAGCCTACTTATTTTTCTGCGGCTAACCGCATCATCAGTCTGACTGCAAGGCATACTGATAATTCTTTTTTATTCTTTGCTTTTCCTTAATTCTATCTTCAAGATAAATTAAGATTTTACAATCTCTTCTATGATCTATAAGATCGTAAGATAAATTATGCACATCATAAGTATCAACTTTGATATGTAATGCATCTCTCATTTCCATAAGATCATGTACTGATTTTAGATGTTTTATCATCTCACCTATTTTTTCTGTGTTTCGTTCTCTTATTTCCTTATTTGCAATCCGATCTTGGATCCTTGCATTATTTTCATCCATGGTTTTGCTTTTCATATTCCGATTTTGCATTTTACTTATACTCCCTAATTGTTAATTGTTTACTACCTGGATCTGACAGATCTTTTATAATAATTTTGATCCAGGTAGCTCATAGATCCGAAAAAATGAAAAACTAAGAAATTCGGATCCATAATTCATTTATAAGATATTCCTAAGTTGGTGATCCATAGCAAGTCTGAAATTAACTCTAATGGATCTTCTAAAATGTTTATGTGAAATAACAAAAGAATCAAATGGTTGTGTCCAGTCTGCGGCATAATCAGGATCATTAACTTTGATATTCCATATTGGATTACCAATATCATCTAATCCTAAAAATTTACAGATCGCTTTGATTGCTTTATCATCTTTATTTACTGTTACTAATCTAATTTGGCCTAATTGTTTTAAGTTAATCTTTTTCATACTGTTACTCCTGGATCCTGATTGGTTCACCTAAAATATCTTCTGCGATATTTTTATCTAAGATCAGAGATCCATCTTCGTAATCTGATTCACGAATAAGGCCGAACAATCTTCTAGCAATAGATCTAGTAGACATATCAACAAGATCCTGAATTCTAGTTCCAACTATCATCCTTCCTGTTTCATAGCCTCTCTCAGCTAATTTAATTTTCAAAAGTGATATAAGTGTTTTTCTATCTGTAATATTTAATTTCATTGTTACTCCTGTGTGTTACGACAGTGCATTAATTACACTGTCTACATGTATTGTAGCATTACAGTGTTTCAGGTGTAAACACCAAAATACCAAAAAACATTACACTCATGTAAAAATAAACTGATAAATACCACTTGAAATGTGGAGTTAAGTAGTATCTACCAGCCATCATGAGGAAATTGTTATTCTCGATCTTCAGATCTTCTAGCTTGATCCATGATCTTAGATTCTCTTTTATAGATCTCTCTCCATAATAGAATCAACCACAATGAAGATTCTAATTTTAAGATCCTGTGATCTATTAGTTTTTCATAGTGTTTTCTCATGATCACTAATTCATCATAAGTACACTCATCTTCCAGGAAAGCGATCATCTGTTTACGATCATTTTCAAGATCAGATACACTATTAAAATCTATTCTATCTTGTCTTTCTTTCATTCTGATCTATCCATGTTTGTGCCTGTCTTTTTAGTTCTTTTAACTCTTCCTGGTTCTTCTCAGTCCTGATCTTTCTTAAATTGTTAGAGATCTTATATCTGATTGTTTGTATCGGATCCATCAGATCACCTCATAAGAAATAGCATCATGACAATCCAACATAGACATCAAATGTTTCATGTAAGGATCTGACATGTTCCTGGTCTGTTCATCCAGTGACTTCCAGTCTGTTATGAGATCACATACTGTATGCCTAGCATTACCAATGGCCTCATCTGCATTGATCCCTGAGATCTCAAATAGTTTCTGATCGTTAGGTTTAAAGATCACCTTGCAGATCGATTCCAGGTTAAGTTCCAGTTGCTGCGGTTTAACTATAAGATCTATTGGATCACCATAGCGATCTATCTTGGTTACTTTAGGATCACCATAAGTGTCATCTACGATCCATTGATCATAGTATTTGTTTGTTTTGTTGTTTGTTAATACTTTACTCATATGTAACTACTCCACTATTGAAAACGCTTTGTGTGTCATTACATGTACTTAATTACTAAGTGATTGATATAACTCGAAAAAAACAGAAACACCTACACACAAAAAGACAGGCTAATATCACAAAAAATCGACAAAAAGGTTCGTATAATGTTTTTGATCCTGATCAAGTGATATCATATCCCTCTACACACCGCAGAAACATTGGCCTGTAGACATTTCTTGTCACTGGCTGGTGACATTATACCCACCCCCCCTGGCATAACTTTGATGGGGGAAGATCCGGCCGAGCCTATTGCATTACCCTTTCACATTTTTTTATGAAATATTAGGTTGTTGTTTTAGCCAGTCTGATAGTTCAGATCTGTAGATCAACTCAGTAACTCCATTGGCCAGGGTATTAACTAAGATCTCTTCAGAAGTTTTATCATCACATTCAGATATAGAATATATGTGATGTAAGATCTCATGTATCACTAGATTAGCTGCATCAACACCACCGGTATTAATGATCTCTTGATCTAGATAGATCTTGTAAGGCACAGATCCAATGTAACATCCTTGCTGCTCACCGATCTCTTTAGTGATCTCAGAATCCACCAGGATCAGTTGGATCTTAGTGAAACCTAAAGTCACACTTCCTGGAAACTTGGCATTAGATCTTTGTCTCATTACCAGGCCACCAATAGTAACCCTATGATCACTAGAATAATTAACTCAAATATACTGATCTCAGGTCTAAGATAAGTAGTTCTTATCTTGTGTAGTAGATCAGGTCTATAGTTTATAGCTAATGCTATAAGACATGTAAGTAGTATTAGTGTAGTTATCATATTGTGCCATAAGATCTAGGTGTACCATAGATACTCAGAGAGTGACTAGGTGGAGTAAAGATATCTAAGATACACCCATGGTTATCTCTCAGTTACCTATAGTTACCTATAGTTACACTAAGAGTTATGACTTCTATCTCATCCACCCTTGCACCTTTCCTTAACAGGTACCTATTAAATTACTATAGGTTTGCAAGGCTCTAATATTTTGATAGAAGGAATTAGTTAATCCAGTTATTTTTAACCTTACGACCAATCGTATGATCCATAAAATTATCTAGTTCTTTTTTTAGTCTCTCTTCTTTAGCAGAATCTAATGCCTCATCAACATCTCTTCCTATGGCCTCATTCCATACCTGGACTGCCATTGCTAATACATCTATTTGATCATCATGTCTTAGGCATCCTTTAACCTTAGTTAGCCTGGACATTTGATAAAATAATTGGTGATCTCTTTCAAGATCAAAATCTCTATATATGAGTTCCTGGTTGACTACCAATCTGTGTTGGTTCATTACAGGCTCTAGAGTGTCTATAATCCGCTTTTCTTTTTGGACTGATGATCTTACCTCAGATAATGTAACAGGGTAAATTCGAGCTAATATAGGCTCTAATAGCCTATTGAACATTCCATCACCAAAGTTACTCTCTACGACTATCTCTTTGACATCCTGGGATTTAGCAGCTAGTGCTAGATCTGTTAGTGTCTTTTCATCATAGCCGCCATCAAAAGATCCTAGATCAGTAAGATACAAGATCCCATTGAGCATCTTTACGATTGCATATGCAGTCTTATCTTTACCTCTACCAGCCGGATCTATAGCCATAACAGATCCCTCGAATGGATAATATTCACTACTGAAATGCATTGGTGCTACATAGTAGTCACCTTTAAGGCCTACATTAGGTAGTTCAGGATCTAATGCTTTGATCTGATCAATACCACTCGCCCACTGTACTTTCCCTGGAGCCTCTTCCCAGGAATCAATCCCTGACATGATCATTAGATCATTTAGTTTTAATGGATACATATCAACATCTGATAAAGTTGTATCCAGCATAAATTGTAATGCAAATCCTGATCGGCCATATGAGGCCTCTCGTTCCATTAGATCTTCAGTATTAAATCTCTTAGGATCTACAGGATCCCCAGGAACAAGATCACGATCATTATTGATCAATGACTTTGCTAATTTAATACCATAATTGATCTTAGCTTTTTCTTCAGGATACCTAGAAGGCCATATCTGTGTCTTAAATCCTCTTTCTTCTAATGAGTTATAGATAGACATTTCAGTTTGTGGTGTTCCCAGGAATACGATCCTACCTACTTCAGGTTTAATGATCGAATCAAATTCTTTTACAGTTTCACTTAACCGATCTCTCATCAGTTGTGTTTGTGAGTTGTTAGCTGATTCAACATCATCAGCAATAATAAGATCAGCTCGGGAGCCTGTTAGCTGCGAAGTTATCCCCATAGATTTACATGAGGGTGCATGAGATGCTTTTGCTCCACCTACATCAAAAGAGACTTTAGATTGTCTTTGATTTTCATTAGGTTGCAAATGTTCACAGATCGGAAGTTCCTGGATTAGTCTTTGTGTAAATGTACTGAAATCATCTGCTCTAGTTTTACTAGCAGATACTACCAGGATATTACGATCACAATCCATTAACCAATTCCAAACTGTAAAGGCTGAAGTGATCCAAGATTTACCGGCACCACGAAATGCCTGGATGCAAATTCTTTTAGATCCATACTGTAAATAATCTGCAATCTCATATTGCATTGGAGTAGGATCCGGTAGTTGTAAATGTTTCCAGGCTAAATATAGAAAATTCTTAAAGATCCTTAATTTGACCGGTACTTTCATTTTATTTGCCATCTCAGAGCCTCGTAATCGCTTTTAATCGACATGGGTGATACCAAAGTAACCCAGGATATTTAAGTTCCATCATTCTCAAATGGAAGATCTTTTAAGAGATCTAAATTAGGATCGGCCATAATACCGGATGAATAGGTCTTACAAATATCTAAACACACTTTCATCTCACTAGCTGATAGCGGATCCGGTGATTGTAATCTTTCATGTGCCTGTTTGATCAACATGTCTACAATCTGATCTGCACGATCTTTAGTTGTAAGTTCTTGTTGGTGCTGGGATTCTTTGTTCGTTGTTTCCATAGACTTCTATCTCTCCGATTGTTACTGAGTGTCTTGCACATGAAGTTAAAAATATTAAACCTAGTATTAATATTAATCTCATAATTATAATCCTGTAGGATTAATCATCTTTAAAAAGTATATAAAGAATTAACATTAAACAAAAAACACTTATACCATAATTTAAAACACATATTTGAGGCTGAATCATTTTATCTCCCTAATGGATTATTATTTTCTAGTTCTAATTGTCTAACTTGTGTTTGTAATACTTTGATCTCAGCATTATTAATTTGGATCTGAGTTTCTAATGGTTTGATATCAACTGTTTTCTTAGCCTCAATAGAATCTAATCTTGAGGACATTGAACCGAATTTAGAAAAACCACCGCCTATAGCTATGGTTATGGAAAGTAATACTCCCCATGTTTTTATATCTTTGAAATCCATATTAATAACCTCGTATATTTCTTAAATGTTCTTTTGCTCTGATCAGATCCGCATTGGCCTGGTCTACTTCTTGTTGGTATTTATAAAATACCGGTGATGCTATTACACGATCATCTTTTGCAATATCTTGTGTATATTCATTTGTTAATGACATCTGCGGCATCTCTAATTGATTCTCGAAGATCTCATTACCAAACTGTGAGTAACTTGTTATAGCATTATTGTTTTTACCCATCATAATTTTAGCAACAATGATCTGAGTAACTTGTAATCTTTTATCTACATCCTGGATCTTAGATGCAACTTTATCTGCAATATCATCTATGGTTACTGTAACTTCAGCACTCCCACTATCGTTTTCTGTTCCGGTTGGCTCTTCGACAATTTCTTCATTAGTTGATAATGTTTCTTGTATAGTTTCATTTGTTTCTGTTTCTGAGATAACCTCTTCTGTTTCAGATGTGGTTTCAGGCTCAATAGTTTCTGCATAAATTTCCTCTTCAATAGATTCTATTTCTTCTACTTCAGTTGATAATTCTTCTACGATCTCAGGCTCAATTATTTCTATAATCTCAGGTTCCGGTTCCATTACCGCTAAGATAATTTCTTCTTCTATAGAAATAGCCTCTTCTATTTTAATTTCAGCAATATTCTGTTCTATGATTTCTACTGCTAATTCCTCAAACTCTTGTATGTATATTTCTTCAGTTATAATTTCTTCAGGTATAACTTCTTCAAATAATTCTATAATCTCATTTAATTCTGTAATACTTTCAGTGATCGCTGCGGCCTGGACTTCAGTAACATATTCACTGTTATAATTTAAAGTAACTGATACATCATCAAAATTAACACCGCCATATCCATTCTCTTGTGCAGCATCATAACCACTAAGTTGTATGTTACCAATACTAGATCCAGTACCACTGTAAATTAATTGATCTGTATATGTGATCCCTTGGATATCAGTTATATCTAATCTTGTATTACTTGTAGTGGCCAGGACATTATTATCACTATCTCTAAATTGTAATCTAATAGTGAATGAATCAGCCCCACCTCTTCCTGATCCAGCCCAGCATCCTGGTTCTGAACATTCTCCATTTTGTACTAAGACACTGGAGTTAAGTTGAACAGGATTACCATCCAACATTGGTTGGGTAATTACATCATTAATGAGGAAAAATGATTGTTCGATAGATCCTTGTTTACCTATCTCCAGGTCATATTGCGAATTGTTTAAACTACAACAATCATTGAATACTGCTACATCTCCATCAGTAGTCCAGGCACTAGTATTGCCTGTTTCAAAATTTCCATTTAAGATCAGACTGTTTGTAGTTAAACTCTCAGCATGTGAAAATAAAGGAGTACAAAAAACACATACCAATAAAAATCTTTTAATCATTTTTTAAACTTTCTTTATATACTCTGTATTGATCTACTTGATCTGTTACATCAGCATTTAATTTATCCCATTCTTCTTTTGCATCTTTACCGATCTTTCCATTTATAGGACAGTAACTTGCTGCATCATATAATGCTCTACGAACATTAGGATCCTGGCATAACAAACTTAATGCACCGATCTTTAAACCAAATTTATTTAAAGTTTGTGCGAGTAATCTTCTCTCACAATATTTATCATGATAATAACTAGATCCGGCCAGGCCAAAAGTTACAGTCGAAATAGCACCGCTATATGCAATCGTACAACTTTGAGATGAATAGATCTGAGTTGATGGTGCATTGGCCGGTGCAGCCGGTGTTTGATTATTATTGTTAGTTGTACTTTGAGTAGTAGATGTACTATTGGTTACAGGATTTGAACCTGAATTATAATTTGTGGTTTGTTGCTGCTCGTAACCTACGATACTTGTATTATTTCCACTCGTACTTGTATTGCTTGATGTGTTATTTGATGAAGTGACATCAGCTAATATTGATTGCTCTATACCTAGCAATATAATAATTAATAATAGTAATAAACCAGCTTTTATAAATTTCATCTTGATTTTGTGATACTGGAACCCAGGTATAAAGATACAATACTGATCATAATATGTTTATGCCATTCTAATATTGGAATACCCTTTACTTCTTGCCAAACATATTCTGTCTGTCTTGTATCAAATATTAACCAATCACTACCTGATTGAATTTCTGTTTGTATGTAAATTGGCACATCAAAAATAATAGGTGCTAAAGAAGGTACAATGATGATAGAGAATATTGCCGCCAGGACTACAATTCTTCTTGTCATCATAAAAAATGAATTAGTATTATTCCTAACTTTATCTCTACTAATTTCTTCTAGTTTATGATTAGCAGTAAGTTGTTTCATCATTTCTGCTTGTGCATTTTGCCTACTTCCAAGTAATTGCATTATGGAACCCATAGCTGAGCTTAAAAGTAAATTAGCAACTTCCCCTGTTAGAAATCCCATTATCCACTCACCAATAAATATCTAATAGTCATACCTAATTGAGTAACCAGGATTAAAACAATACTCCATAACATTTTCCTAGTTGATTGTACCTGTCCATTTAGTTCTCTAACATCTTGCTCGATATGATATAGATGGTTATTTTTAATTACTTCAATATCTTTTTTGACTAATTCTATATTGGATTTTATTCTTTCCACTTCAAGATTTAGTTCATTAGCATCTTTCACTTTTTCTTTTTCTTTTTAGCTGGTTTACTTTTTGGTTTCTTATACATCATGTTTGTGATCTCCGGTTAAAAATAATTGTTCTATAAAAAATGCTGGTGGATCTATTTCCCACCACTTATGGCCATGCCTGTGATCTCTTGATCTTGTGTGATGATAGTTATGCCAACCTTCACCCCAGCTAATTAAACTGGTTAAAGGTGAATTGACTGCGGTGCAATCTTTATTTGGTTTAATAACTATATATCCAAAATATTTACAATGTGGTATTACACCAAATGCACCAGCCGCCTGGTATACACATGCAGCCGGAAAAGAAAATGCAAAGATTCCTAACATTGGATCTATAGCATATAAAGTTATGATCCAGGTAAATAATAAAGTCCAATAATGTTTAGTTATAAACATATAATCTTTATCTTTTATAATATCTTTTACCATGCCTTTAGGCACTACAATAGGATCATATAAAGTTAGCCAGGCTCTTATGTATCCAATACGATCAGGTGATTCATTATCTTGATCACTTCCACTATACATGTGGTGATATCTATGCATTGCAGTCCAGGATAATGGACTACCAAATGCCGCTATGATCGTTATGTATTTTAAAAACTTTTCTTTTATTGGTGTTGTTGTAAAACTTCTATGGCACATAAATCTATGTATAGCTATGTTAGTGCTAAATATATTTACAAACATCCAGGCTATTAATCCATAGATAATATACTCCGGAAAATAAATACATCCAGCTATAGCAATAATATGATTTATTAATGCAAGTAGTTGTATTGATTTTGCATGATTCATGTCCACCTCATTTTCTGAATGATCCAAACCCAGGGATCATATTTACAATGTTTTAATTTTGGTTCTATATGATGTTGTTTATGGAATGATTCTGAAAATGCTAATGGATACATGTAAGGTACATCTTTTATTTTACCTAAATGACACATAATCCCTGTTACCGCCATTACCCAAAATGTAGTCATAGCTACCGCAGTAGCCCAAGTTAAAAACCATTCAATAGGTAGGACTAAGAAAAGAATAACATTGA